GCCGATCTGACCGCTGATTGCCTCGCCCATTGCAAGTGCATCCAAATTCCAAGACAACATCTGCGATGATCTCTCATGTGATCTAGGTGTAGGATATGCATTCTCTCCAACTTTGAATTGATGCAAGAACTCAGGCTGAAATCTTAACCAACCTATATACCTATGATCAACACCGCTTTTGGAAAAGTAATTGCAAGTATCATCTAGGTTTGCCTCAACCTCGATAAATGATAGCCTATCAACTAAATGCGATGGCATCTGATTAGTGCCTGCCTTGTCGCTTAGTTTGTTTCCAGCACTCATGATATAGCACTCTGATCTATCGATTTTGTAATCGCCTACTCTATACTCATCGCAAATCTGAGCATAAATATTCATGTTAAGAATTGGAGACTGAGGCAACTCATCGAAGAAATAAAGTACACCTTTGTAGCCGTCAGCCTTGATCTCAGCCATGCGGTCAGCATCCACATACCAATCAGGTTGTAAGACTTTCATCTTGTTACCATCAGGCATTCTCATACCGCCTATGTCTGTAGGATCAAGTTGTGCAAGGGAAATGTTTACTAGGAAAAATCCTAAATCCTCTGCGATCTGCCTAGCTAAAGCAGTTTTTCCAATACCCATTGAGCCTTCAAGATGGAAAGATATTGGCTTGTGGTTTGACTTTTGTGCTAGGTTCTTTTTAATACCCTCAAGTATTATTGTTTTTGCTAATGATAATCTCATTATATTGAACTCCTTGTTTTAAGTGTTACACCATTTACATGGTTATATTTATACCAAATCTTACCGCTATTTAATGTTATAGCTCCCTGATCTAGTCTAAATCTACGATACTCGCCAATACGAAAATCATAGACTGTTACGAGGTTAGGAATATCCCTATCCTCATATTTGAGAACTCCCCAAAATTTTCTGCGAGAGCCATCGAGTTTTTTAAAAACACCTCGAATGATACGACCACCAAAGTGATTTATTATTTCTTGATTTTTATTCATATATGAACTCCATGATAGTTGTTGTTATTGCTCGACTGAACAAGCATAGACAGACCAATTTTGATCTGTCTAAATTTGTGCATTCGATTAACCGCAAAGAGCATCGAGAACATCGTTAGTCTCTTGATTGTCTTGGCTTGTCTCTTTGTTCTTTTCAGCATTTGCCTTGTCTGTAGCTATCCTGACACGTTTAATGTCAGCCATATGATCTTCAATATCTCTGATCTCATCCATTGTTAAATCAGTAGGGATAAAAACAGTCTGATCTATGCCGTCAACTTTTTTGGTTACCTCTTTGCCGTAAACCATCTTGGCGATTTTCTCAGCTAGAGTAACTTCTTTTTTACCTGACACTTTAGCTACAATCTTGGTTTGTGTATCAAGATCATTATCAGCTAATACTGACCTGACAAACTCAGGTGTTGCCTGAGTAGGTACATCAAAGAACTCACAAAATTTAATGCTATTCTCTTTTAGAATTTTTGCATTACTCTTGCTCATACCGCAATGATTTACGAGGTCATCGTACATAGCCTGAGTGACTGCCTTTGCCACGTTACCGCTCTTAGTTCTTGGAAACTGAGCTGAATGAACTATGAAAGGCACATACTGATCATGTACTTTGCTCTCATGAATAGATGCGGTATTCTCTTTGTTGGCATCCTTAAGACCTGATATTTTTTTCTCAGCAGATGCGATGGCTTTAATGTTGTCGTTTGATAGTCCAAAATCTTGAATGTTTTGCATTGATTGATCCTTTATGATTGGTGTTAATGTGTCGAAAGTTACTGTTTTATTTGTAGTCATGTTTGCCCCCCTATTGGTTGTTAAATAAAAACTTGCCCATGTCGTAGGCTGAGTTAACTCTTAATCTGTCTCTCTCAGTAGGTCTGTCAGATATTGTTAAACCTAAGTTTAAGTAATCGTTTAATGCGACCATGAAAGAATTAAATCTCCACCAATGGTAGTCATCATGGTGTGTAGAAATAGCATAATCTAAACCTACAAGATTTTTTGAAATTCTGTACATGGTATCTATAATGCCTTGCTCCCCTATTCTCTCTATATCCATCCAACTCATGGCAACACTACCATCAGTCTCAATGTTGATATCCAAAAGCTCTAGAGCATCAATTATCTTTTCCATTCTTCTTGCTATTGAAACATCAGGATAACCCTCAGCATTTAAAACACCTTTTTGAATATTCTTATCATCTAATAATTTCATGTTGAAACTCCATAATAAATTAACTGTTTCATGCTTTCGCAATCATCAGGCACAACACACATTGCACTACAGTCTAGGACAAGGAGGCAACCAAATTGCCTCCACTATCGTTGTTTGATAAGCCGTACAACTTTTTAATATGTCTCAAAAATTCTTAGCAATCGTTACAAAGCTAAGTCCTTAAAGTTTGGCTTATCTTTTAATCGTCTGACGAGGCTCTAGTTCGTTCAGGAAGAGGGGCTGATTACCTCTATCGCCGTTTAGTCTCAAGGAAGTTGCCTTGACCCTTTTTATATAGCAAGTATCTAATGTATATACAAGCCCTTTTATGTAAATATATGTAAATACATGTAAATGTTCTTTGTATTCCTTATCCACACTCAAAAACTTTTTTCACTAACTTTTACAAAAGTTAAAATTAACTTTGGGAGCAGTAAAAAACTGCCCCCAATATATTTTATTCTAGATGCAATTCGATATCCTCATAATCAAAAGGCTCTTCGCACTCAGGGCAAAACTCTGTATCGTGCAGTATAGAGCTTGGGAATGTTGCACCGCATCCATAATAAGGACATCTAATGTCACTTGGCTTTTTGTCGTTTTCGATCTCCTGATCTAATAGGATTTCGTGTATCTCTTGCTCTAGCTCGTTCATTTCGTTTTCATATGTCGCTTTTATTATAAGTTTTTTTTGCATTGTCTCGCTTTCGTTTGGTTGTTGTTATTATCTATTACGAATGAGTTTAGAAAATTTCCGAACTCATAATTAATAAGATTGAGAGACTGTTTTTCTTGGAAATAAATTGAATTATTTTAATCTTTTTTTAATGACGTTCTGTAACGTAAGCTCCAAGCCAAAAACTGCGAAACAAACTTTTATGATATATGATAGCCTAGAACACCTTTCATCGCTGTATGGGCGTATATGGGCGTTTAAATTATGTTTCATGTTTTGTTCTTATGTTTACAGTAACTGATTGAGGTGCTAATTTCTGCTAAGTGTATTTTTAAATAATAGGAAGTAAAATTATGGCAGATAAAAAAGACGATAAAAAACCAAAGCTTAAATTAGTGGGAGGCAGTCAAAAGAACTTTAAAGAGGTTAGGCAAAAGGAACAACCAATAACCGCAAAACAAGCTGAGTTTGCAAGGCTTATAGCTGAAGAGCATATGACAAGCACTCAGGCTTATAAGAGAGCATATATACCTAATCCAAGTGCGACAGATAAAAGTATTCATGAGATGGCTTGTCGTGTATTAGCAAACGTCAAGGTAAAATCAAGGATATCTGAGATACAGAGGCGTTTAGCGGAAGATAAGCTGACGAGGGCGGTCAGGCGTGAAGAGTATGTATTAAAAAAACTTACTGAAGAAGTGGAACAAGGGGATCAGGCAAGTAATAGATTAAAAGCACTTCATTTATTAGGTCAAACAGTTCAAATGTTTGGTAATAAATTAGAGGTCGAAACTAAACAAGCTGACAAGACAAGTGAAGAGATAACCGAAGAGCTAAAAGATAAATTGTCTAAGCTTTTAGGTAGCTAGAAGTTGGCTAGTTAAGCCTCCCCTAAAAGTTAAAATTAACTTTTGTTAGACCCACCTACCCCGTACCACCCCTAATGCGGTGACCACAGCCCGTAGCCCCGTAGTTTATGTTGCACACTAAAATTAAAAATTCTGTCAAGAGGGGGTACACCTAATTATTTTCACATATTTCTACACCCCACCTGCCCATATATGTAAATATATGTAAAAAAATAAAAAAAATTGTTTTTAGGGGTTCCCTACTAGTTATAACTAGTATATATACTTCTTTATACTAGTATAACTTACTAGTTATAACTAGTATAATATAACTAGTTAGGAAATTTTTTGAAAAATAATATTATAAATCTTGAAAATTTTAGAAAAAGTAATTCTTCTTACGAAGAAGATATACCAGAACTAGATGATGTTATTATTATTGGATGGGCAGAAAATAAAATGGGGGAAAGGTCTCTTCATATTATTTCTGACGTTGACACAGTGCCATGTTTGTGGATGATTGAATTGGCTCAAAAAATAGTTGAGGGTAGGCCGCCTGAGATTATTAGGAATGACAATGAATGATTTATCAAAAATACTAAAAGATGCATCAAAAAAACTTGATAATTTTCCAATAGATAAACAAAAAGAAATACTTGCTCTTGTAGAAGAGCTTAGTGAGATTCAGGGAAAAGAGAAAGCAAGAAAAGAATTTCTGCCTTTTGTTAAAATGATGTGGCCTTCATTTATTCATGGCAGACACCATGAGATAATGGCAGAGGCATTTGAAAGAGTGGCCCGGGGTGATTTAAAAAGATTGATTATTAACATGCCACCCCGTCACACCAAGTCAGAATTTGCAAGTTATTTATTCCCTGCATGGTTTTTGGGTATGTACCCTGAGAAGAAGGTTATTCAGACGGCACACACAGCGGAGCTGTCAGTTGGATTTGGTCGTAAAGTTCGTAACTTAATACAAAACGAAGACTTCCAGAATGTTTTTCCGGGTATAGAATTGTCTACAGACAGTAAAGCGGCAGGAAGATGGAACACAAATAAACGTGGTGACTACTTTGCTATAGGTGTTGGAGGTGCGGTAACAGGTAAGGGTGCTGATATTTTGATAATTGACGACCCCCACTCCGAGCAAGAAGCCACAATGGGTGAATATAACCCAGAAGTTTACAATAAAGTTTACGAATGGTACACATCTGGACCCCGGCAGAGACTCCAACCGGGTGGAGCCATCATACTTGTTATGACCAGATGGTCAAAAAGAGACCTAACAGGGCAAATTGTTAACAAATCTGTTGAAAGAGAAGGTTCAAATGAGTGGGAAGTGATACAATTACCCGCAATTATGCCCTCAGGTAAGCCCTTATGGCCGGAATTTTGGAGTGGCAGTGAATTAGACGCTTTAAAAGCTGAATTACCGGTAGCAAAATGGAATGCGCAGTACCAGCAGGACCCCACATCAGAAGAAGGTGCTTTAATCAAGCGTGAATGGTGGCAGGAATGGGAAGGAAAAGACTTACCACCCTGTGATTCCATAATACAATCGTGGGATACAGCCTTTTTAAAGACGCAAAGAGCAGATTATAGTGCATGTACCACTTGGGGCATTTTTCATCACCCTGACGATGATGGAAACGAGATACCGAACCTAATTTTAATAGATGCATATAAAGAAAAGCTAGAATTTCCTGAATTAAAACGTGCTGCCTATGACAAATACTGGGAATTTGAACCAGATCAGATGATTGTAGAGGCAAAAGCTGCAGGATCACCCTTGATTTTTGAGCTTAGAGCTATGGGAATTCCCGTAACAGAGTTTACACCGAGCCGTGGACAGGATAAGATAGCTAGGGTAAACGGTGTTACTGATCTGTTTGCAAGTGGTGTAGTTTGGTATCCACCAACAAGATGGGCAGAAGAAGTTATAGAAGAATGTGCTGCATTTCCCGCAGGAGACCATGATGATTTGGTTGACTCTACTACACAAGCGCTGTTAAGATTCAGGCAGGGCGGTTGGATCAGAACCACAATGGATGACTGGGATGATGAACCCAAATACAGAAGACCAGTTGAATATTATTAAGGATTAGACAATGGCTATTGAAAAACCTATGACACCAATGATCAGAGATGAAGACGATATCGAGCCAACTGAAGTTAAAGTTGAGGTCGTTAATCCTGATGCGGTTTCTGTAGAAACTGAAGATGGGGGAATGATTATAGATTTTACTGGGGAACAAGTAGAAGAAATAATAGGTGGTGATTTTGATAGAAATTTAGCTGAAGAAATAGAAGAAGATGAATTGCAAAGCATGGCAAGTGATTTGATATCCAGTTTTAATGCCGATAGACAATCAAGAAGTGAATGGGCAAAAAGTTATGTTAAAGGTTTGGATCTTCTTGGGATGAGAATAGAAGAAAGGCAACAGCCTTGGGCTGGATCTTCTGGCGTATTTCATCCAATTCTTACAGAATCAATAGTTAGATTTCAGGCACAGGCTATGGGAGAGATATACCCTGCTTCAGGTCCCGTAAGAACAAAGATAATTGGTAAAATATCTGTAGAAAAAACAGAACAAGCTAAAAGAGTCGAAAACGAAATGAATTATCTTCTTACAGAAGAAATGACAGAGTATCGTGACGAAACTGAGCAGATGTTATTCAAACTCCCACTTGCAGGCTCTGCGTTCAAAAAAGTTTACTATGATCCAATTATGGAACGACCTTGTGCCATGTTTGTGCCTGCAGAAGACTTTGTTGTTTCCTATGGTGCGTCTGACCTTATGACATGTGAAAGGTACACACATGTTATGAAGAAAACATCAAACGACATAATGAAACTGCAGAATAATGGATTTTATCGTGACATAGACTTGCCAGATCCAGAACCTGATATGTCAGATATACAAGAAAAATATGATGAGCTAGATGGAGAAACCTCCACTATTGAAGATGATGACAGGCATACTCTTCTTGAAATGCATGTTGATATGGAAATGCCAGAGCCGTTTGATGAAGAAGATGGGATAGCAAGACCTTATGTGATTACAATAGATAAATCATCAAGGGAAATATTATCTATCAGAAGGAATTATTACGAAGATGACAAAAAGAAAAGAAAAAGGCAATACTTTGTCCACTATAGGTATCTCCCCGGGCTGGGCTTTTACGGAACAGGACTTATACACCTCATCGGCGGCCTCGCAAAAAGCGCAACCTCAATACTTAGACAGCTCATCGATGCCGGTACGTTGTCGAATCTGCCTGCTGGCCTTAAAGCTAGGGGTCTTCGTATCAAAGGTGATGATTCGCCTCTCATGCCGGGTGAGTTCCGTGACGTTGATGTCCCGGGTGGTGCAATCCGTGATGCTATTACTTTCATTCCTTACAAAGAGCCGTCATCGGTATTGTACCAATTACTTGGAAACATCGTTGACGAAGGAAGAAGAATAGGGTCGGTAGCCGATATACAGGTTGGGGACATTAACGCCCAAGCCCCTGTAGGGACAACTCTTGCATTGATGGAAAGGTCAATGAAAGTTATGTCTGGTGTTCAAGCCAGACTTCATGCAGCATTAAAGAATGAGCTTAGACTGCTTGCTGCTGTTATTAGAGATTATATGGATGACAGTTATGCTTATGAGATGGAAGGAGAATTTTCCAGAACAAAAGATTTTGATAAAAGAATTGATGTTATTCCAGTATCTGATCCGAATGCAGCAACAATGTCACAAAGGGTTATGCAATATCAAGCAGCACTTCAACTAGCACAACAGGCACCGCAGTTATATGATATGGGCAAACTCCATAGACAAATGCTCGAAGTTTTAGGCATTCAAGATGCTAGTTCAATTATTAAATTACCAGAAGATATTAAACCAGCCGATCCTGTAACAGAAAATATGGCAATGCTTAAGCAAGAGCCAGTTAAAGCCTTTAAGTATCAAGATCACGAAGCTCATATTAGAGTTCACATGGCTGCGGCTAATGATCCAAAAATAAAAGAAATGGTAGGTCAGTCACCTTTTGCTGGTGCAATACAGGCAGCTTTATCAGCGCACATAACAGAACATGTGGCATTTCAATACAGAAAAGAGATTGAAAAGAATCTTGGTGTTGCTATGCCTAATGAAGAAAAGCCATTGCCTGAAGATACAGAAGAAGAATTGTCAAGAGTTACCGCAGAGGCTGCTGAAAAGCTTTTGAAATCAAACAATGCAGAAGCACAACAACAAGAAGCGCAGAAACAACAACAAGATCCTCTTACTCAAATACAGCAGAGAGAATTGGCAATAAAAGAGCAGGAGCTAGAACATAAAAAACAAATTGATATAGCAAAGCTAGAGCTTGAGGCTCAGAAAGCGATGATGAATGATAAAA